TATGGCCTCAATCTTTGCTGCGGCCTCCTCGTTAATCCTCTTCAAACTCGCAGCATGTTTCTCAGCTAGAGTCTTCCCGGATAGCTCTTTCTCCCCAGCAATTCGAGCGAACATCTCGTTGAATTTCTGCTGGATCTTCTTCTGATACACTGAGGCAAGGTAGGTAATCACGGCGACCTCCTTCTTGTGCTGTTCCGCCGCGACCTCAGCTGTCTTCCTGTTGGCGTCTGCCTGAAGCCTATCTCTTTGCGCCTGTTCAGTCTGTGCCTGCTTCTTGGTCGACCCTTTCCCACCGCCAGAGGTTTTACCAGATGTTTTACTTGGCTCGTCTTTGGATGATTTATCTCGGCCTTTAAGTTCACGAGTTCGCATGTAGTATTCGTGAGCTTTAGCTGGATTATAGTCGTCATTCGGAGCGTGTTGTAGACTCTTCTGATAGTCTGCGCCGGAGATGATCAAGCGCCACCGCCAATCTTGTCGATGTCGGAAGACAACCCGTCGAAGACCTCATTCATAACCTGGTCCATGTCTTCGACAGTCAGTCCGCCCTCAGAAGGAGCTCCGTTGGACGTGCTGCCCTGCGGCATGTTGCTGTTGACCAACTGATCGGCCTTTGGATCCGATGATGGCGGAAGACCAATGACACCACGAATCTCATTGGACGACATGATCTCGTTTCGGCTGAACTTGTCTGCGATCTCAGCAATGACCGAGATCGGGGCAAGCTTGAACGAGTCCTTGAAATACATGATTCGTTCGCCATTGGCAGTCCCAATCGGGCCGAGGAACGAGCGTTGCATTGCCTCTGAGGTAGCCCTAATGATTGGTTCGATTGATCGGTTGTAGTAGTTGATCATCGCTGCCTCATCGGCAGTACCGTTCATGATCTCCTCAGTGATGCCAAGTTGTCCGTAGAGCATCTTAGTGAGGTACTCTACCTGGTTGAGAAGATTGTTCTCGGTTGGTCGATTAAGCTGCGTGATCTTCTCGGTGGCATCGGTGTAAGCGATCCCATACTGACTGCCCTTGAGCTGGAACTCAATGTCTTCTCGTCGTGCCTGGGCCTGTTGCTTCCGTGCCTCAGACTTGATCACGTAAGGGAGCTGAATGATCAGGTCAAGCTTGCCAGAACTAGACTGTTCATCGACCGCGTCTAGGAGCGTGAGCTTACGAGTTAGCCTCTGGAGAGTTGAGTTCGGTTCGTTCATCACGGCATAGAGCGGATTCTCTACAACAGCAACGAAACGCTTCTCAAGCAGAATATCCTGCTTCTCACCACGAGCCTCATTATAGAGTCGAACCCTAAGGTGCTTTGGATACCATCCGACAATCTTCCCAACACGGAGCGTGAAAATATCGAACTGCTCACCAGTCTCTGGGTCGATGCTGGCGTCAACTGGGACGATTGCTGCAGCACCCTCATCGAAGAGTGTCATCGCAAGATCCTGGCGAAAGGCGCTAGGTGCTTGATCGGTGTTTGCTTCTAGATTCAGTGCGAGGCTAAGAGATGACTTCTTGTCCTCCTTATAGCGCCCACGTTCATCCAGAAGTGCATGTCGAAGTTCTACGGCAGCAACATCGATACTCATCCTTGTGTAGATCGATGTGATGATTGTCTTTTCGGCGAAATATCCAAACCGAACTCGGTCTGGCCTGGACCCAGTACCAAGCCCAATCGCCGTGCTGTAGCCTGCAGTCTCATCCTTTACGAATGCGTTCCAGGCACCTCGAAGTTTTCGTAGCAGTGCCATCCAATGTCACCTCCTTTTGTGGTTTCGATAGCGGACATTACTCAAATGCCTCCTTGTTCGCTTTGTATGCGATGTAGGCATCCATCATCGCTGAGACGTTGTCGATCTTTTCTTCCGCACGCTTCTTTAGAAGTTTTCGGTTTCCGTTGGTGTCTTCAAGCGTCACAGCATTACCCATAGCAAATGCCATAAGATCCTGGTCAAATATAAGGGCTCGCTGTTCGGCGAGTATCTTGAGCTCTCCGAGTGGGACCGACTCTGTCTTCGCGCCCTGGATGACTTTCTCGATTCCGAAGGCTCCATTCTCAGCCTCCCACCTAGTAACAAACTCTTTGGCGTTGTAGGGGTCATACCCAAGACACCGAACATCAAACTCACTTTGTATGATGAAAGCGTCCAGATCGTCATAGACTTCCATCATGTCGAGGATTGTACCCTCCATAATATGGAGGCTCCCTTCTTCAATGAAGTCATTGTACTTTTGCCGCATAGCTCCTGGGAGTTTGAGTAGCGTTAGAGACGTGATGTAGCTTCTAGTCTTTACTCCAAAAGAGCCGTTCTGCAAGGGGAATAAGAACGTGAACGCACAGAAGTCGTCGCCTTGGGAAAGGTCAGCACCAAGGGCGCATGGGGTCGTCCAGAATTCTCGTGCTCTATGGACAAGTGTCTCTTCATAGGTGAAGAAGTACGTGTACCCCTCCATCGGTATTCCGAAACGTTTTGCCAGAATATCATTCCTAGACGCGGGAGCCTTCTCTGCTCTTTCAACATCAAGATGGTAAACATCGTACGTCACCGTAAGCCCTAGATTTGGCTGGGCCTTAGGCCACATCGCCGGGTCGGCAACCTCTTCAACGTCGTCGAGCTTGTAGTGCCAGATAGACACGTGCGGGGCCTGATACTCCCCTCGCAGGATAGCGCTGAGTTCCATTTTGATGGTGTCGCCAGAGCCATTACGTACAGTTCCTTCAGAGCTAATAGCAACGATGAGGTAGTCATCCATCTTGGACGCGCCCTGTTCGATGGCACCTACGACATCCTCTCGAATATCGCCAGACAACCATTCGTCAACCGTAGACACCTTCGGGCGGAGACCCTGGAGCTTCGAGATCGACATCGGTCTCACTTCCAACAGCGAGCCTGTCAGGAAGTTCTCCACGCCCTTCTTCGTTGACGCTAGCTTTACTCTCTCTGCCGAAGACCCAGAGGTGTTACGAATAGACCCTTCGGTGAGGAATTTGAAGAGTGGACCACGAGATCTCGTTATCGCGGTTCGAAACGGCGACATAACCTCATCGGCCTGTTTCATTGTCGGGGCCGTAGTCACTTGGTGTGTTGTTGACGTGTCTACATTAAGGAAGTAAGCCTGAATGAGTGCTGCATACATCGACTTAGCTGCTCCGCGAGCAACGATCAGGTACTGCTTCGTAACTAGCCGCTTTTTTACTTGCTTCTTAACATAGCGTCCACCACCGTTTTCGTCTGGCTGATAAACGCTACGCTCGACAAAGAAGTACCAACCAAAGATCTGTTCGCCCCAGAGCTTGAAGGTGTCCAGGAGATACAAGTCGCTCCCATCGGTGAGCGTTAATTCGTTCTCGCAGTACTTGATGAACCCTTCAATCGGAGCCGGGTCGTAGTAGATGTTCGGGTTCCGAATAAGCTCGTCGATCCGGTTCATCTCCATTGAGATTTCCCGATTCACAGGAATCTCTCCAGATAGAACTTTTTCCCTAAATATGCCGTAGTAGACAGGCGTTGCTGTGTTTGATAATGCCATAAGCGCCTAGTCCTTTCGAGCTACTTCTTCTTGGGGAACATCTCTTTCCGGATCTCTTTAGCTGCTTCTTTACCAACCTTCTTTGCGACCATCTTAGTGATGATCTCTTTACCAGCGTAGTATGCCACGTCGTTTAGAAGTTTCGTCGAGGTTTGCTCACCAGCGGTCATGATGACCTTACTCGTAATGGATTGGCCAGCTTCTTTGGAGGGGGCGGCGCTTAGGTCGGCGTACTTCTTCTCAAGCTCAAGACGTTTGATTCGCTTGTTCAGGTCGGCATCACTGAGGTTCTTTACCGGCTTCGTGTAGGTTGTCTTGTCTGATTCGCTCGGGCTACTGCTGGCCTTCTTCTTATCCTTACGAACCCCCCAACGCATCCCCTTCGTCCCGTGGTGACTTAGAACGTTCCCGATGATTGCTGATTGTGCCATGGCTGTGTCCTTAATGATGAACTCGACAATATAGCCCTTAGCGTCGAACTTTGCCGTCTTGGCTGCGCTGCGGTTAACGACCCACTTCATCCCAAGCACACCATGGTGCTCAAGGACATTCTGTACTAGTTCTGTCATTTCACTCCAATCATGAGGCTGGGTCGTCTAGATATGGGTCTCCGCCATCGATAGGGCCAAGATCTGAGCCGACATCAATGCTGGCTAGGCTCGAAAGGATTCCGGCGAGAAGTACGTCTAGTGTTACTGCGTCTCCGCCAACAAACTGGAATGGCCCTCCGGCAGGCCCCTGATCTCTGAGCATCCGGATGAACTCTTGTTCATTGGTGAAATACGGAAGCAGAACCCAAGGGGTCATGCCGTCGCCGACCTTGAACTTGCCGGTGTCGGTCTCGATTGCTGGTTCAGCTTGGGTTAGTGTTGGGTTCGTTGCAGTCCACTGGGAACTGGTAGCCCTACGGAGATGTACGTTTTCTGGCGCTGTGTATTGCATGATTATGTCCTCCCACCCCCGAATTCGGGTTGTCTGACTCTAAGTTTACATTCTTTATGCACAACAACCCCATCGGCGATCACACCGGAGAACGCCAGACAGGTGACGGTCATGTCGCTGCGGCCAGGCGAGCCGCATCGGCGTCGGAAACCTCACCGGGGAACACGGCGAGGCCAACCATGCGGCCGTCACCGAACAGCGATGCCCCGGCTCGGCTCATCACGTACAGGGTCGAGTTGGTGAACGTCCCACTCACCGTGCCCTGGGAGAATCGGTTGCCGACAGTCTGAACAACGCCGTCGACGGTGCACTTCGGCAAGTTGCCGTCGCGGCGCAACACGAACCGGTAGTGGTGCCAGGCCGCGGCCGACGGGCGGGTGATCTGACCCTGTCTGAATCCGCCAGAGGTACCGGTCTGACCAATCACAAAGACGCTGTACGGGTCGTCGGGGTCGATGTGGAAGGCGTTGGCGTAGTTGGCGTTCGCCGTGTGTTCCAACGCCAAATCGTCGCCGGTCCCATAGCTGTCCCACCACAACCAAAACGCCACCGATACCGTCGAGTAGGCCGACAGGTTGAGTGCAGCGGACGCGTAGTCGTTCACACCATCGAAGATGGGAGCGTTCGGCAACGAGGCGACTGGCCCTACGCCTGCGGTCAGAACCGGCCCGTTGTAGGTGCCGTTCGTTCCGGTGACCGCAGTCATCGTCGTACCGCTGGTCTCCTGCATCGGCCAGTACGCGATCGGCGACAACGCTGCAACGACCGCTCCGTACGTCGGGACCTTCGGAGCGATCAACGCGGGATCGGTGAGCGTGAGGGTCCTCACGGCTGCACCGCCGCCGCAGCAATCGCCGCCGCGTCCGTCGTATCAACGAACGTCACCGTGGCCACCAGCGTCTTCCCCGACGCCAACGACGTTGGCAGCGCGGCGCCGACAGCGATCCACGACGGCCACGTGATCGTCCGAGTCGACCCACCCGCGGCGAGCACGAGCGTGACCTCACGGCCCGCTGCCCGGTTCAATGTCGTGAACGTTGGGTTGCCCGACAGCGTGATCGTCTGGATCGTGCCATGCAGCGACGCCATGTCGAGGTTCACCGTCCCCGACGTTCCAAGCCCGGTTCCGACCGTGCGGGTGGCAGGTGCCTTGGCGTCGAGCGCACCGCCACCAGTCGGAACTGTGGCCGTCGGGAACAGCCCGTCGCAGAACCAACCGACACCCGGCACCGGCGCCAGCACCGCCGTGTACCCACGGGGGATCGCCAACAAGTTCAGCGCCCCAACCACGTCCAGCTCGTCGAGCAACGCATCATCAAACGCATCATAGGAGACGGTCCACGCACCATCTGGATCTGCGGGTGCCGACGGCATCGTCACCGACACCGGACCAGGAAGATCGCCCTCACTACCGGACACGGCAACGTGGCGGGGGAATCCAGTGAGTGTGCCGCCGCCTTCCAGGAGGTCGAACGGGCCGACCGTCTGGAAGTCACCACCGCCAAGCCCAGCAAGATCTGTCCAGGCGTTAAGACCATCACCGACCTTCAATGCACCGGTCGTAGTGTCATAGCCTGGCTCGCCTTGTGAGAGAACTGGGTTTGCGGAGACCCACTGACTGGAGTCGCCTCGCCTAAGTTGAATTTTGCGTTTCGGACTTCCAGCCACGTGGGCCTCCTTTTAGTTGTCTCGGACTGTTGCTCGGATAAGCGCGTGAAGCGCCATAAGAATAGCAACAAGAGCGTCTAAGATGAGCGGGAACGATGTGTTGACCGCTGCAGTCTTAATCGCGGCTGTGCCAGCTGAAGGCCAGGTAGATCGAGCAGTTTTAAGTGCTGTTTCCGAGGTCTTCAGAAGAGTTAGCGCTTCTTTAGCTTCTGTTGCTGCGGTTGCGTCCTGGTTCTTTGTGGCTTTGATGAACCGGTCTGCAATCAGAGCGATACGTGGGTCTGGTGTTTCATCACTCACGGGGTGCCTCCAAGCGCGTTCAGCAGGGCTTCGATCGTCGCGTTCTGCGCCGCAAGCTGTGCGGACAGATCCGAGACCTGCGCCCCGACGGAACGCACAGCATCAGGCGCCAGCGCCGCCCACGCCTGGGTTTCCGTGTCGAACCACTCCCACCCCTGCACCCGGGTGTCGTGCGATGTCGACGCGTCAAGGTGGGTGCCGTCAGGGAGGAGAACGGTGTCCCCAACAAGGATGTCGTCGTGACGTGGTGTGTCGTGATACCAGCTCATGAGCCGACCACCGTCCAACCTTTCGCCGTCGCAATTGACGGGGTGTCTGTTGGGGTGCCGTAGTTGCCGGTGACGGTGATGGACTGTGATGCCGCAGCGGTACCGAGTGAGGTGTAGAGGGTGTCGAGTGCAGTACCGGAGAGGAGGCAGCTAGCCACGGACACCGAGTATTTACAGCCGGTGAGTTCAACCGACGTCAACGAGGTGCAGCCACTAAACATGCTGGTGAAGCTTGTTCCCACTGCGGTGTTCAACGCCTGGATCGACGTCAACGAGGTGCAGCCACTAAACATGCTGGTGAAGCTTGTTCCCACTGCGGTGTTCAACGCCGGGATCGACGTCAACGAGGTGCAGCCACTAAACATGCTGGTGAAGCTTTTTCCCGCTGCGGTGTTCAACGCCGGGATCGACGTCAACGAGGTGCAGCTATAGAACATGCTGGTGAAGCTTGTTCCCGCTGCGGTGTTCAACGCCGGGATCGACGTCAACGAATAGCAGTTATAGAACATGTTGGCGAAGCTT